GCAACAAATTCAGCATTTTCTAATTTTGTAGCACTTGGGTTTACATAAAAAGCAAAAGGATCCACTACATCTGCATCAGGTAGGTCATCTTCATTATTAAAAGATAGTTTTAATATTCCATTTCCATATACTAAGTAATCAAGTAACCAATCGGGTACTAAATTCTGCATATCCCTAATAATCCATAGCTCGTCTATCTGCTTTTGTAATATTTCGGCTGCGTTAGAAGCAACATCATCAGAGCCTATGTTTATAATATCAATTCTTGGAGGTCGGTTAGAAAGGATTGGCACCATTGTGTCAATAGCACTTGCGATTAAGTCCATTGTTAGCTGGTTTTTAAATTTAGGCATATTCATACCCTTCCAATGCTCGCCCATATATAACTCTTCAGCTTCTCGCCAGACCTTAGTCGTGTTTGCCCTGGCCTTTCGGCACATATCAAACATAGCTTCAGTTCTTTTAATTACTCTTTCATCATTTTTACTAGGCACATATGCCTGCGTTACTTCTTTTGCCATCAGTTCCTCACCGATTTAATTTGATTTAAACAGATAGATGTCATTTCATCTATCACCTGTATAAGTGCATACTTGTAATCTTTACTAGATTTACCTAACGCATCCATTTTTTCAATTTCTTTTATCACAGGCTTTGTTTCTTTTAATTCTCTTATAACCCACTTCCCTGTCATTTCATCAAACATCTCTAATATCATGCCCTAACCCCTTCGTAGGAAGTCTCTTCCTGTAATAGCTTATCTAATTCTTTTTGTAACCAGGGCTTTTGGACCACTCTAGATGGTCTGCCTATATAGTGGAGCATATAACGCATCTGATCCGCATGGTGGTCCTCGCCCTTTGTGTCTAGGTCTTCTGGTCTCTTATCATCGTGGACTAATACTGGCAATGTCCTTATAAACTCAGGACAACTATTAAATATCTTCATCTTAGGAGGTCTACCCTCATCATGGTCTAAATATGTTCGGCAAATGTTCCATCCATTTACCCTCTCGTTATTAGCCTTAAATAGGTTTAATCCATGCCTCCCCATAATATCAGCAATACTCATATTTGAAGGAGCTACGGAATCAGACCGATTGGTATTCTGTGGGTTTCTTATCCACATACTTGGGTCTCCTACTGTTAACATATATTGTTCATCTCCACTTAATTCCAGTATTCTGTCAATATGATGACTTAATTCTTTTCCAGCTTCATAATGTTCCCTGTGAAGATAGATATTCCCATCAAAGTCTACTGCCCACCAGCCGCAAGCAAACGGAGCAGCAAACCCATAATCAATCGATCTATACTTGTACCATTCGTGTGGTATTTCAAATTCATCAACCACATGAATATCTTGCCTCCACTTCTGAAAGAACTGTCCAGCGAATACATCCCAGTCTCCATCTAGCCAAGCTCGTCTAAGTTCATCAGGCAAGGCCTTCAAACTGTTAATATATTCAGGATCTTCACGCATAATAGTAGGGTTATCTGTTACCTTACTAGGTATAAAAATCCGTGACTTTCCACTTTTTGGGTCGTAGTAGGTTTTATTCCTTGCAGTATCTACAAATCGAGCCTTTACCCAACCATGACCTGGTCCCCCTGGGTTGGTCGTTGCAAACACTTGTGACTTAATACCAGGGATTGTACTCCTGGCTGAGGATATCAACCTTAAATAGGACAATTCATCGGGTATAAGGGTCAACTCCTCTATTGCTATCTTCTGAAATTCTTGGCCTAAATACTTTGTCCAGGCATCTTCGTTTGATAGGTGGCCAGTCCATATCTTTGCACCAGAAGGGAATTCAAATTGAGCTGGATTTCCGCTTACCTTTACATTCATATAACGATACATGAACTTTGCCCTGTCTATCCAATCCTTTAGGTCATCGTAGTTCCTCCTAATAACCAATCCCCTATATCGGGGGTTAGTCATACAGTGAGGTTCAATTAACCATACCGTCATCGCTTCTGTCTTACCACCTCCACGAGATCCACCAAATAAGATCTCAGACTCTGTACGAGTTAAAACCTCAGTCTGTGGTCCTGGATGGGGCTGCCATATAACCTTTTCTTCCATGTTATTTTAGACTTGGTACCATAAAGTGTTCGTGGGACCCCTATTCCCTAAGTGGGGGGGGTACCCTTTTTTGTGGGAGACTTCCTCTGGGAGTGAGTATTCTATACGGCTATCTCTTACCGTGGGGACTTATTATCGGGAAGTGGGGTGGGGGGGGTCTCGATCAGGTCAATCTTTTCAGCCTCATTCAATACATCTAAGGGCTTCTTGTTGGGCAACATAATCACACCTATATGGTTACTCACATCAGCCTTAATCTCTTGTGCCTTGAGGTCAGGTGCCACCTTATTAGCTATGATCTTCCATGCATCTTTCTGCCTTGGATCATCATCATCCAATGCACATACCATGATCTTCTCAATCACCATAGGTACATCAGGGTGCTCCCTTAAATACTTACCGAAATGACTCGGTGGCCTACCTACTGGGTTACCACTCTTACCCTTTACCCAATTGGGATTTCCACCTTTATTTATACTATCACTCATATTCCCTTTTCATGTCCTAAATCCTAATTATCTAATGTTCTCAGTCGATAAGCACACGCTAATTAAGCGTGTAAATTGCCTTTTTCCGTTTTTTCAAAATAAATTAATGTGAGCGATTAAACTAATTTCCACTAATTATACTATTGTAGTATATAATGCCTTATTCATCTCGACAAACATAATCGTAGAATTATACTAAATTATAATATTACTTGTATTACTGTATAACTTGTTATACTATCTAGAAGTTATGACAACAGATAAACACACAAACAAGCAAACAAACCTCTTATGCGTAGGAGAAATCTTATGCGTAGGAAGAGATGGAGAGACTAAAATGACTACAAGAACAACAGAAAGCCTACTTCAAGGTGCATTAGATACAATAGGAAAGGTTATAGACCAAATTGATCTAAAAATCAATGGCAATTCGGTTTATGATAATGAGAGAGTAGAAGAAACAGGACAACAGCGTAAAACCTTTCGTCAATTAAAAGGCGATTGTAAAGATGCTATTGATACTCTAAAACTGGAATGGGATCATATTCACGAGAATCTGGATAAAATAAAAGACGATGAAGGCTCAATACATCATATTGATCCTGATGATATTGATGAACTACCAGAAGAATCACCAGATGAACGGATAAAATACACTATAGCAGTTCAATCAAATAACACAGAATACTGGGATATTTGTGCCAATTCAGAACAAGAGGCATTAGATGGCTATCTTGAAGGTAAACTAGTTAACACAAAGTTCCATGGCGATGACAGTATGGTTGTTGCTGTTGCTCCAGTTAATAGCCCTCGTCCTAGATTTGCACCAGTTGAGTATAATCATACTGAAGGTCGATTACTTACCCATATAAGTAAGTACTACAAGTCATGGAGACATGATCAGGATATTGACAACGGTGATGAATACTGGGATTCTTTAGATGGGTATGATATCAATATCTACAATTCAAGAGAATATGACGATCACAAAGAGTATAGATATTCAGTCGTTTGTTATGGCTTAATCGAAGACTCAAGAGGTGACATCTCAATTGACTCAACCAATGTGATTGCATCATACTACATACATGACCAAAACGGTTCATTACAACTAATCAAAAAGGTTGTTCAATGGGAGTACAGAGCAACTGCATAACTCAGGCTTGGTAGCTATGGGGAGGTTCAATTCCTCCCCTGAGTTCTAATTTAAATAGGAGGATAGGTTATGGCATCAGTATTAAAAAGATACGATAAATGGTACGCTTGTTGGTCAGACTCAAATGGTGTTCGAAGGAGACAGAGTACTAAAATTAGAGTTAATGGTAAACGCTCTGAGCAGGAGGCTTTACAGATTGCAATTGATAAAGAGCGTAAGTCTTTCAAGGTATCTGAAAACCGTTTAGAGTTAAATGATGTGCTGCAAGCGATTGAAGGGTTTAGTGGTAATGAGAAGGATTTACTGGCGGTTGCTTTATCTGCTCACTTACCTGAAGTCGTTAAAGAGGTGGTGGATCAAAAAACCTATGTAGAGGTTAGGGATCAATGGCTCACTAAGCTTACAAAAAAAAGCAAGCGATGGGTGAGCGATGAATTGCTTTACAACAATCGGTTTATTGCTTTCATTGGCGAAGATAAGTTCATTAACAATATAACAGTTGAGGATGTAGATGATTACATCAAGGATGCCTGCGATCAAGGCAAGGCACCCAATACAATCACGAATTACCTCAAGCCAGTTAAGCAGTTATTAGACTATGCGGTAGGTAATGGATTCATATCCACTAGTCCTTACGATCATTGCCAAAAACCAGGAACAGAGACCACAAGGGAATTTGAATATATCCCTGATGATATCTTAGATAAAGTGATCGCTAATGCTGATGATCAGGATAAAATCTTTTGGACTTGGCTCAGGTATACAGCACTTAACCCCAAAGATGTATCCAGAATAGAACCAAATCAGATTGAGAAAGATGATGTTGGTGACGGATATCATATCAATAATGGACGTGCTAAGAATGGCAGATTACAACGGATACCGATCCACAAGAATCTACAGGCAGTTATCGATAAACATGGTGATGCCGCTTTTGGCATTTACAAGGTAAAGTCTTCCAGAGACAACAGTAATAGAAGGTTCAGTCCTGCTATCGCTGTACATGGTATAAAATCAGTATTAGGTCTACTCAGGCATACCTGTTTGACTAACCTATTGAAAGCAGGCTTGTCATTGGATCAGGTTGCATTGATAGCAGGCCATGTTGATACCAAGATGCTCAAGAAAGTCTACATTAAGCATGTTGATCAGCTAAAGGCTTATGAAGCCATAAACAGGCTAAAATAATGGACACAATTTACGACTTCATATTTGATGATGTGTGTGACGAGGCTTTTCCTCTCCTTGATGAATTCAAAAAGGATGAGGATTGCCTCGTTAAAGGGACTGACCTACTGGATAGTAATGTAGTGGTTCAGTACATAATGGATGATCTAAACATAGACAAGGTGATGGCCTATAGAGTATTTGAGGCTTATCCCTTAAACCAGAGGAGA